AACCCTGCCTAGACACACAATTATTAACCAACAAACAATAACAAATAACAAGGAGATCTAAATGTTAATAAATAATACCACACTTTTAACTAATGAAAGTGATAGTGTACCAAACGTAATAGAAATAAGGAATAATGTACCTCTTCCTATGCCACATATGTCTCGTCAGTTGAGTAAATATGGCTTTATAAGTACATTGAAGGTAGGACAAAGTTTTGAAATTAATGGTGATACACCTGATTACAAAGCTAAAACCTTAGCACCAGCAGCTTATGCAGTAGCCTCTTATGTGAGAAAGACTACACATCTCAAGAAAGATAAGAAATTTACTGTTGCTTGCAGAACTTTAGAAGGAACATGTAAAGAACCTGTAATTGTAGGTTGCTGGCGTATAGCGTAACATTATATAATAAGCAGGTATTCTCCATACCCATATAATCTCTCACGGATACCTGCTTTAAATTTTAACCAACATAAGGAGAGAACAATGAATTTACCAACACTAGAAAATATGCACATATCAGAATATATAGAGAATGTATATGCTCAGATTATTGCACATTCCCCGGCAACGTATATTTTAAATATGTTGGTAACATAACCGAGGATGGTGCCATGAAACTTCAAGAGAGGGTTGGGTATCATCCTGCCGGTTATGGATTTTACAGTTTTGCTTACATAAATAATGTAGCAAGATGGAATTGTAGTAATAGTTGTAATTAATTTGGGTAATCTCTGTGAGGCAGAGATTATAATGAGGGGAAAAGTTCGTTGCTGATCCAATCCCCTCACATTTTTGGTACCAAGGGCTGTAGAGCCTCACTAAGGATTTGATGCCTTATAAAGACCTGCTAACAATAGGGCGCAGGGATAGCCCACAATTATAGGATAACGGATTAACCTATAATAAGAGAATTTCTTAATTTAAAGGAGAAAGAAATGTTATTAAAATATTTAAAAAATAGCTTAGATACCAGAGGTTTACCTACTAAATTTAAAAGAACTTATGAATTATTGCCTGATGGAAGACATAGTGTTAAATGGACAGGTGCTAAAGGTAACAAAGGTCAATCAATATTTATTGAGTATGAACCTGATGGTACAAAAATAAAATGTTTCGTTTGTAGCACTAATTGTTTAACCGCAGCAGTAAAGTATCAAAGAAAAAATGGTGATCATAAAAAACGCCATACATGTACTAGAATATGTCAAGAAGAACTTACTAAAAATCATAAATATAATCCATTAATTATTGAAAAAGATGATGAAGGGTGGTATATCGAAACTTGTAAAGGTGGAACTAATGGATATATGATGAAAAGAATTCGACCTGTAGGAAAAAAACATAGAATTAAAATATTTAAACATAGATGGGTTATGGAACAATATGTAGGAAAAGAAGCATTAATAAATATGCATGTTCATCATATTGATATGAATAAATTAAATAATGATATATCAAATTTATGGTTATGTACTCCTAAGCAACATATGTCTGCACATCATAGTTTTAATAAATGTTGTGTAGAAGCATTTAAAAGACCTATACAATTTGGTTTTAATGTTGAAACAGGTAAATATTATTTAAAGGAGAAAAAATGAAATGTGTAATATGTAGTCAAAGAATATCATCAGATCCAGATGGTTGGGATGGTGGACACAATGCAGATCCTATAGCTCAAGGCAAATGTTGTGGAGCATGCAATGAAATAGTTATTATAAGAAGACTGAATGATTTTCAATTAAGGAGAAATAAAGATGCCTATGCCTAATCATTGTGTAGAATGTGATACTCCAACAATGGATATTACATGCAGTAAGTGTAGACAAAAAGAAGATCACACTCCAATATGTAATATATGTGGAGAAGCAGATTGTAATAGTTCTTGTATGGCTCCTGTTGATGAAGAGCCTATGAGTAATTGCTGTACTGCTCCATTTACATATCCTGGTTTTCCAGATAGTGATATTTGTAGTGAATGTCTTGAACATGCTGATATATGGGAAGAAGAAGATAGTGATGATTACTATAAAGACATGCAGGAGGATAGATGAGTAAAGTTAAAGGAATGTTAGAAGAAGATATGATGTTGAATCCAGAATTATATGCAAAATTACGTGATTATGAAGATTATGATTTCTGGATGCAATGTCGTAAAGAAGAGCTTCTTGAAAGAGAAAGTAAACCAACAATAAAGTTAATAAGAAAGGGTAAATATGTCAGAAGAAAAAGAAAAAGTAATAAAATATAATAAGTATCAACAAGGTGATGTTGTTATGTTCCAAGTAGATGATGAAACATTTAAGAAATATGCAACTGCAAGAGGAAGTGGTAATGCTGTTGATTACAATACACAATCTCATAATAATCCTGTATTAGCATTTGGTGAAGTTACAGGTCATTTACATCAAATACATATGAAAGATATGTTAGATGCAGCTGAAGTTACATTACATATGGATTGGCATCGTGAAGCTGGTAAAGATGTACCTGCTGCATTTGAAGTTCGTGAAGAAACTGTAACTCTCACTCATGAAGAGCATAATCCTCTTGATGTACCACCCGGTAAATATGTTGTACGTATAGTACGTGAGTTTGATCATATAGCTGGGAGGTCTAGATATGTCGCAGATTAAATGTGAAGATTATGGTGCAAGGCATCTTAATAATGCTAAAGTTGAATGGCTTATTGAATATGGTAAAATACGTGATAATATATATTTCCGAGGTGCAATAGGTGATAGATGGACTATTTATGTAGCTACTAAAAGAAATAAGAATGTTGTAGATTTTCATACTGTACATAATAGTTATGATTATGGAACAACTAAAGGTAACTATATAGCCAGTATTAAGGATTATGTATTAAAAATGCATAATGCATCCCAACAATATTGGCATAATAGTTCTGGTTATCTTGTAAAACAATTAATGCGTCAAGGTGTAGAACCTAGAAATCCTAAAAAACAATGGAAAATAAGATTTTGTAGATCAGAATATCTTATGAAATTATGGGATAAAACAGAATTTACTCCTTGGATTGGAATGAAAATAAACCTTAAAACTGGTAATCTTGTAAATAAACCAAACAGACAAGCTAATAAAGCATACAAAACAGCTAAAGATACTGATAGAAAGATGCGTAAAAGTAATCGTATAGCTAATAAGAATAATCATGAAGCTAATCAAAGATATTTAGCTGCTGATGGTAATTATGCTTTACTTCCTATAGATGATATCTTCAAGCTTCGTAATACTGATCGTAGAAATGACATACTGAACTTTCATGGTTTAGAAAAGGTTATATCTACATTAGAAACCAAAGTTGAAGACGAGGATACTATTGATGGAAGATTTTATAGATTGATTAATGTTCTTATTCCTGATTTAGCATCTGGACAAGAACGTAATAACTGGGGCTTATATCTTGAAATGATTAATCCTTCTACAGGAGAAAGTCATTTTGAAGGTATAGCTAATGTTGATGGTACTGGCAGAGGTTGGCGTAGTGAATCTATACAAGAAGCTACTGTTAAAGCTGCACTATCTTGGCGTGATGGTGATGGTATCATGTCTACTGGAGATACTTGGAGAGGTAAATCAACAAGTGAGAATTATGTTAAACCAATTATATTAACATAATGCGTAGATTCTCTAGTAAGAAGGAACAACTAGAATGGGCTGATAAACTCCTTCGGAAACTTAGCGATAAGAATACCGGAGGAGTAACTCCCATTATTAAATCAATGATAACTGAAAATTACATAAGGAGATTAAAGAATGAGAAGAAAAAGCACTCTCAAACTTGAGAATAAATTTCCTATATCTTGTAAATGTGGTAAGTATTATCATAAAGTAAATCAGGGAAGATTATGTAAAAGATGTCAAACAAAAGTAACATTTAAAATGGAGCATAAAAAATGAGTGAAATAAAGAAATATGATGTATTAATCTCATATCCAATTCAAGTCGGAGCTGAAGATGAAGAGCATGTCAAAGAAATACTTATGGCTAGTCCTCTGCTGCGTGATGCTGCTGATTTAACACTTAAAATAACGGAGGTAAAAGATGGCAAAGACTAAATTAGATATTGTAGATGAAATAGATGGAACAGTATTAGCATATAGAACTAAATCTAGTGTTGAATTATATACTGCTACTCAAGAAGTAGGTTTCAGTGAATTTTCATATTCATGGGAAGAGGTTATAGCTATAGGTAAAAAACTTGAAAGATTACTTGAAAAAGACCTTGTAAATGTGACCTAGATCATATTATATTTACATATGATTAGCGAATCAAATACAGAGGATATAGTAATAAAATCTTATATGGAACTATACCTCAAAGCGTTAAATGAATCAAGACCATACAAATTTATTAAAATAATAAAGTCTCGTATGTTTGAGCTCATTAAACGTAAGCAAATCAAGAATCAAACTAAATAACTCTTAATATAAGGAGAACCCCAATGGAAGAAACTATTCCAGTAGAAAATGCTGACCTCCAGACTTCTGAAGTATGGAAATCAGATAAGATTGATAAGCTTGCAACAGCATTATCTAAAGCTCAATCTGAGATAAAAGGTGCTGAAAAGAAATCAGTAAATCCATTCTTTAATTCTGGATATGCTGATCTTCATACTGTAATTGAATCATCATTCCCACATTTAACAAAATATGGATTATCTGTAATTCAAGGTAATGATTCTAAACCAGGAGAATTCTTTGTAACAACTATGTTATTACATGAATCTGGTCAATGGATTAAATCCAAATTAAAAATGCCTATAGAGAAGATTACTGCTCAAAGTATTGGCTCTACTATTACATATGGACGTAGATATGGATTATCTGCAATCACAGGTATAGCTCAATATGATGATGATGGTAATGCAGCTTCTCAAGGCAAAGGTATTACTAAAAACCACGCTAAAACTATAACAACTAACCAAGGAGCATAAAATGGCTGTAAAAACAATGGCAAAAAATACAGGTACTGGACAATATAATGCAGGATGGCACGAACTTACTATTAGTAAAGCTACTGATGGTAAATGGAATAACAAAAGAATTATAGATCTTAATTTTGAAGGTTATCCTGATAGTATGCATCATCGTGTATTTGAAACTAACAATAAAACAACTGGAGAAGAATTTAAGATTGCAAACTTATTCAGATTTGCTTGTGCTGGAATTATTAGTGTCTTACAAGATCCTACAGGTAAGAACCCTGTAATCCAATATGATGATGAAGTTACTAATCTTATTGGTACACGTGTAAATGTTTTCTTTGTTAAAACAGTAAGTAAAACAGATGGAAACGAATATAGTAAGACTTTTGATTTAGTTCCTGTAGCTCAAGAAACTGAACATCTTACTTGGACTGATGATGATGTTGTACGTCTAAAACATGGTATTGAAAAGCAACATGCTAAGAAAACTGCAACTACTGTTAATGGTGTAGGTACTGTTAATTTAGATACTACTACCACTACTACAGGTGATGCAGAAATTCCATTCTAAATAAACCCTTGAGATAGGCTACATTTAAACTTAGAAGTCGGCCCATATCAGTCAATCGGCTAAGTTTAATGTAGTCTTCTCTCATCTAAGGAGATATAATGGCAAGAAAAATAACAGATGAAGAAATAGGTAAAGAAATTAAGAAAGCATTGGATAGATTGGAAGTTGCTAATGATATTATTAAATCTCATATTGATTATTGTGATGTTAATGAAGAAGAATTAACTGAAAGTCAAAGAATATATCTTCATAGATGCAAAGAATTTATAGGAGTAAGATAATGAACTTAAAAATATCTAAAAGACATATAGTTACACTGTGGCATGAAACTCAGGTAGGCAATATCCATACCTGTAGAGAGAAACAATTAGAATTTTCTGATATGATGTGGAAATTGTATGAAGATATGCAATCTGAAGTATTTGATGTAAAGAAATCTCTAAAAGATTTAACCACATTTGATATTGATAAAGATTGTAATAAATATCATGAAGAACAAGATCATAAAGCAATGGAGAAACAATGAAGAAAGTTAAACTAAAACATCGAGAATCTTCATACATTCCTGAAGGCGAAGGTGATAAGCAAATGAGTGAAAGATGTTTAAAGAGTTGGATAGAAGATGGAATTGGTGAAGGATTAGGTGCTTATAACATACAAGATGCTTTAGAAGAGATGTTTGATATTAGCAAAATAAAAATGATGCTTGTTGAATCGCTCACTCCACAAATAATAAAT